GAAATATTTTCTTTGACTTTTACACGATTTTGTTTGTTAGTTATCTCTTTGACTGACACAACTGGATGAATCTCAGCCACAGCTTCACCTATCACTTCACCCATTTTGTCATAGTTGAAGTCCATTTGAGTTGTGTTGTTATACACATTAGTGCTAGGAGCTTGGACAAGGCCACCTGAAGCATATCTTGGTGTCTCACCTAACAACATTTTGAGTTTTTTCTTCTTTTTGTTGTTTATAGCATCAAAGAAGTCAACACCATATTCTTTAACTACTTCACTTTGAATCACATATTCGCCTAAGCTTAATTTTGCATCTATCGAATCATCTTTTCGTGTAGTTGTATGTGTTCCAACCATGCCACCAGTTGTAGATTTGTCAACAGGGCCACCAGTAGAGAACTTAGGTGCAGACTTGACTTTGTTGTTTTTTTTGTAGATGGCTATAGCTTCAGCGATTCCGCCCACTATAGTAGCAACACCAATAGGAATCATTACCGCAGCTGCCGGCCATCCCAGCTTCATACCTTCAGCCACCGCAGAAGCTATACCTGTGGCCATGCTCATCATTATGTCCACATAAGCCATAGCATTAGCATACTTCTGCATCTCTTCATTGTCTTCAGCTAAAGCACTGAATAGATTGCCAAAGGCATTAGAGAGCTGAGCAGCAGCATCAGCTATAGTGTTGAATGTGGTGATCCAACTATTGATCTCAGCATCACTTAGCTTTTTGTTGTCCTCTGCTATCTTAGCATTGGTCTCCATTATCTTAGTGACCATCTCATCCTGAGCAGCATTGAATTCTTCCATTGAAGCAAATCCAGTAGAAGCTAGCGCATTTGCAGCATCAGCAGCTTGCTTTGTGAGCTCACCTTCCTTTTGGATTATGTCAGCTATTTGAGTCTCTAATTGGTCTATTGCAGACTGGTCAACTTCTATGCCAAGTGAGATAGATTGGCTCTTCATCTGGTCAATGAGCTGCTGTAGTGCCATTCTTTGGTCTTCAAGCTGCTCTCTTTGATTAGCAGTCTCTTTCCTGATTTGTAAATAAGATTTTTCTCTCTCAGCGACTGTATCTTTTATTGAATTCATATAAGCTTGCTGAGTTTGAAGTCTTTCAGCAAGTGCTTTGTTCTCTTCTAAAGATATCTTAGTTTGCTCAATCTCATTGTTTTTACCATCCAAGATCAATTGAGCTCTCTCTCGTCTTATCCTGTTTGTCTCTTTCTCAGCATTGTTAGTTGACAAGATGACATTCTTGATCTCTTCTAAGTCACGAATCTCAGTTCTTAGTCTCTCAAGCAATGCTTCATCCACTGTAGTAGCAGTTGTAGCTTTAGCCACACCAGCATAAGCTTCCTCTAGCATAGTGTCTACATTCAGCATTATGCCTTTCATCTGGTCAAGATAAGAGTCACCGAACTTGTCAGCCATTGCTCTAGCAAATCCTTCATGTTGAGTGAGCCAATTAGCATAAGCAGACACAGACCCATTAGATATAGCATTAAATATTGATTGTTGGACCATCCCTGCCGCCTTTTGTGTGTTCTCAATGATCCACTGGTTGACTTGTCTGGACTGGTCACCTATCACATCATAGTATTGTTTGAATATCTTGTTCAACTCAGACATCCATTTGTTGTTAGTGAACATCTCGTCCACATCTCTCATGGATAGTCCAAGCTGTTCACTTACAAGTTTTCCAAGTGATTTTATTGCATCCTTGAAGTTGTTAAAGTCAAGTGGTTGTCCTTTTAAAAGTTCTTTAAGCTGTTTAGCTAGCTTGTCACCACTTTGCACTGCCATCTCAAATGTGCCAGTGAATGCTTTAGCTAAGTCATCAGCTACCTTCTTTCCACTAGCATCAATGTCATTGATCTTGGTCTTTAAGTCAGTAGATATCTTGTTCAAGTCAGTAGCTAGACGGCCAGCATTCATGAACTTGGTTGAGTCATTCATTGACTTAGATATCTCAGCACGGAGATTGCTCCAGTAGTTAGCTTGTGTGAGAACAAGCTTCTTGTTGAGCTCACGCTCTTTCAACTCAATGAGCTTGTTCAGCTCTTCTTTTGCTTTAAGAGTGAGATTCTTCTCTTCTTTGAGTCGTTTCTTCAAGTCTTCAATCTCACGCTTTCCTGCAACTTCAATCTGCTTGATTTGCTTCTCAAATCCTTCATCCATAGCAGCAATTAGAGCATCTTCATATTCTCTTACTGCTTGAAGCTCATTCTGTCTTCTTTCTTTTTGGATTTGTGCCCACTCTTTAGCTCTTTGTTTGCGTTCTTGCTCTTTAGCTTTCTCTTCAGCATCAATTTCCTTCTGGAATCTGTTTTGTTCTTTTTGTAGTGAACGGTGTGCATTAGCATAGTCAGCATCGGCTTTTATGTAAGCAGCTTCAAGCTCAGCAATCTTGTTCTTTCTCTCATCTGAGTAGTCATTGTCTCGTTTTTGCTCTTCTTTAGCCAATCTGAGACGCTCTTTAGCAAGAGATTTCTGTTTCTTGTAGTTTTCCTCAGTTAGTCTTTGAGCTTCCTTGTTGAATTTGATTCTTTCTTCTGCTGTATAATGCTCTTTGTCAGCAGCTTTGTCTCGCAAGTCAGCTATCTCAGCTTCATTCTTAGCTGATTCTACAGTGTATTGTCGCTCAGCTTCTTCTAGATCATCTAGGTCTTTAGTGTATTGCTGAGCAGCTTCGCTTGCTTGCTTGAATCCAGGTATCAAGCTACCAACTAGAGTGGCTAGTTTAGTGAATCCTTGAATGACTTTAGTGACAACACCAACTAGAGCATTGAATCCTTTGTTGATGAGGTCAAGTATTGGCTGGAATACAGAGAAAGCAGTCTGCAAAGCAGTCATTGCATCATCATTCTGCTTGAATGTCTTTATGAGCTTCATTACAGCTGCAACTATGGCACCAATTAAAGCTACCCATGGATTAGTAAAGAGCTTCAGCATTTGAGCTCCAAAGTTCTTTACCATAGGAATAGCATTTCTAAATGCATCACCTAGCTTCATTGTTCCACCAGTGACATTAGTTATTGTCTTGATGGTAATAGCTAAAGTAGGATTGATACCCTCTAATGCAGAAGCATAGTTACCTACATTTCGTTTGAAGATTTGCTCCTGATACTCAAGTCCTTTGACTTCTTTAGTCAAGTCAGATATGTGATTAAGAAGATCTTGTCCTTTAGCTGAATCGCGCTCTGCTTTAGACATGTCATCGTATGCCTTTAGCATCAGCTTGATTTGAGCTCTCATTGCATTCAATGAGTCAGAGCTGGACTTTTGAGCTTTAATGTTATCAACAAGGACTTTCTCATTGGCTTTTACTTGATCTTTGTAGTCCTTCATTTGAGCTTTTATCTGAGCTTGAGCTGCAGCATATTGCTCTTCTGACACAGTCCCTTTATCTAAAGCTTTATTCCAAGCTTCTTGTGATTTTTTAAGTGATTCTATGTCTTTATTGAGTTGAACTATGTTTTTAGTTGCATCTCCAGCATTGACAACTAAGTCAATTATAACCATATTGTCATTTTTGGCCATTCTATATAAGTAAATTTATGTCTTTCTAAGTATATAATAACATTTGAATCAGCCCATTTTCTTATTTTTTTTGTTACTTTTGCAAAAAATGAAATATGTTATAATGAACGATAAAATTAAACTAAAATGAAAAAGATAATAATGACAATAGTATTAGTAATGACCACATTAATCTTAAATGCCCAGACTTTTTCTTTCAAGTCTGTTGTTACTAATAAATACGATTATTCTAAAGAAAGTGCTGATTTGACTGTCACTTATGTCATTGATTCAATGAGCATTGAAGTAAATGATTCTATTGTGGTTTTAAATGCTAATTATACTTGCATTGATAGAGGTAATATTCATAAAAATATTCATTATAGCAAAGTGTATCATAAAGATGAAAGCACTTTATATTGTAAGGTTTGGAGTAGTTTTATAAAAGATGATTTTTCTAGCTTAGAAACCACTAATATCATCTTTGATGGCAATTGCTTTAGTATAGCACTTCCTTATTCTGAAGACTATTGTGACTCTCACAATTTTGAAAATATTAAGATTTGTATTGATTAAGAGATAAAATAAAATGGGCTGATATAATTTATCAACCCACTTGTGTTCCGCCATCAGGCGCCTCCCTAGATATCTCAGCCGCCATATTTCAGGTCATACTAGGGCTCCAGTGTAGCTCTCAAGGACAGTAGTAGCAATCTTCTTTTTGAGTTCATCCAAGTTCTCTTCCACTGGCACAGTCGTTACATCTCTTTCTGGTCTATCACCTCTAAAGATTGAGCTGCCTCGTTGTTCTATAGTCTTCTTTATTGCCCAAGCGAAGTCAGTTATAGTGCCAGAAGTAGGTTTTATGCCATTCTTAGTTATCCAAGTCTCAAGTATTTCAATGAAATTGCGTGGTGTATGGCCTGGGCCTCTACCTTTTTCAGCATAAGGAAGATAATAAGCTGCTGTAACTGTAACTCTATTGTCATTTACTTGATACTCAAGTGACTTTTCTAGATCAGAACCACCTAGACCTTGATTCTGCATCTCATATTGTATGTCAGCAATGAGATTATTAGCGAATTCAGTTAGTGTATCATTGAAATTTATCATCTTTTCTTGTTTAATTTAGCTTTGTTCTCTAATATTCTTTGGTAGTTGCGCTGGTATTTCACATCAGCAGCTTGGTCTTTTGCTATTAATAGGTAATTAGAGAGCTTTACTTTTTCTCCTTCATCAAATGAGCTCAAATGGAAGAACTCAGTCACAGTCAATAGCATTCTCTCAGGCAAAGAAGGAAAATCAACACCTATAGCAGCTTGCTTCTCATCCAGTGTCTGACTGACTTCTAGTTTCTTAAGCCAATCTACTAGAGTTCTCATCTGCTCTCTGTAGTTCTTCAATCGTCCAAATGCCTTGAGTGCATATTCCTCACTTAGAAGCTTAGTTATATATGCCTCTTCGTCATTTATCACATCAGAGAACTCAGCTATTGTCATCTCAAGTATGTCTTTCTCAAGTGGATATGACTCTACTTTCTCTAAAAGCTGGTCTATGAGCTCTTTTGTAGTGACTATAGCTAAAACATCTCTTGTCTTAGTCTTGTTTGTTATAAGCATTGTGCTTGTCTCTCTTCTATTTTGATGTTCAATGTGGTGCCTACTAAGAACTTATCAAATTTCCCATAAGTGGACTGGACCTTGATAGTGTCATCTAGAATCTTGATTGATCTGTCTTCTAGCAGGTTTCTGAGGAACTCTCGTGCTAATCCTTCCATTCTATTGACTATCACATCTTTATCTTCACCTTTGGCATCAAAATTAGCTGTGTCTGCAAAGAAAATCTGGATGTTAGCTATCTCTTTCACTGCTGTTCCTTTGGACAGGTCAATATTCCAGTCACTTAGTAGATAGAATATTGCATAAGGAGCTGGCTTGCGGTCTACACGGACATTAGCACTGAAACCAGAATCATATATCACTGTGTTGAGGTATTCAACACCTTGTTCTGGGTTTTCTGGAGGTAACATTGAATTAAGAATAGTAAGAATTTTGTTTACTAGGGTCATATTATTTGAATGTATTTCATCTCTACATTGACTAGCGTCAATGACGAAGTGTGTAGCACTTCTATATATAAAATAAAATGGGCTTGAAGTCATTTCAAGCCCATTTCTAATTAAAATGATTAAGATTATGGTTCACCAACTATAGTGATATTAGTATTTGTAAACATTTGATTTGTTACAGAATCCCACAAGCCATATACACCATCTTTGAGTGCAGCAAGACCATTGAAGACTGTATTTCCATTGTCATCAAATATCTCAAGTGATTGCAACCACCAAGAAGATACACTTACATTGACATCATAATTAGTCATAGCTGAAGATATAGTTTGTGTTGATCCATCTATAAGATAAGTAGAGTTTATGTTATCATAGATCTTGAAGTTAGACAATGTAAAGTCAATATTTTGTTCAACATTAGTCCAACCTGTTTGATATCTGCCATTAAATATATCATAGTATAAAATGTTATTGCCATACCAGAACATTCTCCAGTCTTCATTGTCTGGCACTGAAGAATCAGTTCCTAAAACAGTAGAACCAGTTGACACTTGTTTGTATTTACCTTTAAGTCTGAATGACATGTTTTGAGTGAACTTAATGCCAGTGTTGATAAATTGGTCAGGTTGTGAACTTAAAGTAGGAGTATGAATATATGACAAGTATGTAATAGGAAGTTGAGAATGTTCGGTCCAGCCTGTGGGTATACCGTTAGTTCCAGTAGGAATTGTAGCACCACCGATATTGTAGAAGTCACCTGAAGAGGAAACACCACTAACCCAATCAGTAGCATAAGAAGAGTTCCAACTTGATCCAAGATATCTTATATCACTCAATGAAGAACAGTTATTAAACATTTTAGTCATTGAATTTTGTAAACCTTGGTTATTTATAACAACAGGACCTCTTAAATTAGTACAACCATCAAACATTGAATTTGCGCCAAAAGCCGCACCAGTGGCAGAAAATGAAATATTGCTTAAGTCAACAGATTGTAAACTAGTACATCCTTTAAACATCGAATTAAATAATGAACCATTTCCAGTATGGCCAGACCAGGTATTGGATATCTTAATAATTGGAGCAGAGGTCATTGAAGTTGCACCATAATACATAGACTTATAGCATTGATATCCACCATAAGTAGCTGGGAGTTCTCTTATAGGAGTTATAAGTGTAGTACATCCTCTAAAAGTATTGTAAAATGCATTACTATCAACATATATAATATTATCCATTGTCAAATTTGAAGTATCAACTATTTTTGCTGATTTACTAGAACTAGAATAAAATAATTGATAGAAATTATAAGGTGGAATTGTATCAATAGTTGAATCTGTGTAATCTACAAGAGTTTTAAGATCACCACCAATATTTATATTATTTGTGGAATATACTCTATAATAGTTTGAAGACGATTGAGATAAACCATCACTACTTCTAAAATATAACTTCTGATTTTGATTAGGGATGCTTATAGTGCATACATCGTCGGAATAAGTAACTGTAGTCCAAGTAGATTTGTCAAAAGAGTAAGCTAAAGTGGTTCCAGTTGTAGGAGTCCCAAATTTATTTACAGTAATGGTATTTGCTCCATTGTAAATATTCTCAATGTAGAAATACTTAGTGTCAAGAAGTGAAACCGTCCAACCATAAGGGATACCACTAGGACTATTAGTAGGAATAACAGTATCAGTCAACTTGTGGAATGTTCCAGATTGTGGAACTTGCGCTAACCAATTGACTGTATAATTATTTTCATTCCAATTTTCAGCATAAGTTGTAACATCATTAAGTGATGAACAATTATAAAACATTTCATAGTAGCAATGATAAGCCAACGTTGTAGCTGGAAGTTCAGGAGCGGTTGTTAATGAAGTACATCTACTAAACATACCTTCATAACATTGTGAGGCCAAAGTTGTAGCAGGCAAAGCAGGAGCAGTAGCAAGAGAAGAACATTCCATAAACATCATATCATAACATTGATTTGCCAGTGATGTAGAAGGCAAAGCAGGAGGAGTTACAAGTGAACTACAACCACGAAACATTGAATTATAACATCCACTAGTCATTGCAGTAGCAGGCAAAGCAGGAGCATTCACCAATGACCCACAATACATAAACATTTCCATATAACAACCTTGTGCTAATGATGTTGCTGGTAAAGCTGGAGCGGATGTTAAACCAGAACTATAAAACATTGCCCTATAACAGTAATTAGCTAAAGTTGTAGCTGGCAATGTAGGAGCAGTAGTAAGTGAGTTACAGAATCCAAACATATAATAATAACAGTATTCTGCAAGAGTAGTGGCAGGCAAAGCAGGGGCATTTCTGAGTGCATAACATTTATAAAACATATATCCATAACAGTTTTCTGCAAGATTAGTAGCTGGTAATATAGGAGCAGAAATCAAGCTATTACAACCACTAAATAGATGTGAATAACAGTAATTAGCTAAAGTTGTAGCTGGCAATTCAAGATTTGAAGCATCTATAATAGAGCAGTTACTAAATAAACTATAAAAATTATAATCAACCAATCCAGTAGGATGAAGATATGAATTTAGTGTCATTATATTACCAGATACATCAACAGCACCATTATTTATTATAAAATAACTGCGCCCATTTGCAGTTTTTGAAAATCCTTCTGGATTGTTTCCTCTCATATATACTTTATCACCATAATTCAATGTGATAGCAGAGTAGTCCCAAGTGGTCCAAGTCACTTTGTCAAATGAGTATTCAACATTTGGGCCTGGGTTAGTACCAGCATTCAATCGAATAGTTGCTGGTGAATAAGATGCAGTAAAACAAAGATAGTTATCTGTGTATGGGACATCGACATCTACTTCAGCATATTCTGAAACATCATAAGTTCCATTTTCTACAATATTCAAAGTTCCTGTTTGTGGAGTTCCACCTCCACCGCCAATAGGCAATATGATTGTTTTTCTTCTAAACATATCTATAGTCTTTATTTACAATGTAGTATGAATTGTCCAATTGTAAGGAATACCATTAGCTCCAGTAGGAAATTGAGCATTACCAAGGTTGTAGAAATCACCACTTTGTGCTGTATTTTCCATCCATTGACCAAAATTGTTAGGATTATCTATAGTTGAAACCGCAATTTTGACATCTTTTAATTTTGGACAATTTCTAAATGCTCTATATAAGCCATAAGAACCAACTTGTGTAAGATTTCGTAAATCTGCACTTTCTAAATTATCACAACCTTCACACAAGTGAGATGCTGATGCTTGTCCAACACCGCCACCACTACTATTTTTGGCTATTCTAGTAAGGCTTGGCAAACTAATTGAAACTAAATCCTTGCAATTCTCAAATATGTTTTCACAAGCATCATTCCAAATAATTGCATTTAAATTTGACAAATCAATATTTTTTACACCAGAATATGCAAATGGATGGCTAGCAATTCTAAACTTATCATTAAACTCAGTAATATATGAGAAATCAAGAGTCTCTAAAGAAGTACAATATTGGAATAGTCCTGGCATTGTATTTCTATAGTAAGTAATAGTATTTGGAAATATAAAGATATTTGTTAGATTAGAACAGTGATCAAATGTTTCATTCAATCCAAAAGATTTAATTTCTTTTATATTTTTCAACAAATCAGAAGGAAGAGTTGTCAATCCAGTACAATATCTAAATGTTTGTCCAAAAGAATTTGAATTGACCATTGCTTTTTGATAAGCACCACCTAAATAAGGAACACTTGTTAAAGATGAACAACTATCAAATAAACGCAAATAACAAGCAGATGGAATATTAGTAGTTGTAACATCTTTTGCAATAAGTGAATTTATATTACCACTAGCAGCAATTTTACCAGTCATATTAAAATTACTATAAGCATTTGAATCATGACAAATTCCAGATGGATTATCTCCTCTCATATATACTTTATCTCCACGATTAGCTAAAGTAATAGCAGAATAATCCCATGTTGTCCAATTTACTTTATCAAATGAGTATTCAACATTTGGAGTATTACCACCACCATTATATAGTAATATAGTAGAATTATCTTCTTCTGCAGTGAAACACAAATAATCAGGAGAATGATCTACAATCACCTCAACATATTTATATCCAACAACATTGTATGTGCCATTTTGAGACACATCTAAAGTACCAGTAGGGGCAGTGCCTCCACCACCCCCGACTGGAATTATTCTATAGTTTGATCCCATAGTCTTTGTTCAGTGTATTTTATTAAGGTTAAACTGTTTGTTCTACAAATGTGCATGGAACTATCCATTTGAGGTGCAACAAATCATCTTCAAAGATGTAAACTATGGTAGCTATTGAAGGACCATAATGTGTGAAGTCAAGATCATAAAAATCAATAGTATAAGTCTGAGTTGTTGAATCATAATTATACTGAGTTGATATATCATAAGAATTTCCATCTATAAGTGGTCGCATTAATGATCGGTTTTCTGGATCACTACCTTCAGCGAAATAAGGTGCAGCAACAAACATGTAATAAGTATGATTAGCTGTGTCAAAACCAGTTGGAAGAGTTGAGAACATAATATCTAATGCTTGGAATTCCATTCCCATATCTGATACGGTATACTCCTTACCAGTAGCAATAGCACCACCATCAGTAGGTCCACCTTCAAAAGTTCCAGTAACACCAAGAATCTCTACATCTTTCTTGATATTGTCAGCTTGAATGTTAGCGTCAATATCAGAAGTTACAGCTTCCACATTAGCAGTTCCAATGCCATCATATCCAGTAGAAGGAGTAATAGTCTGAGCTGAAGTGGTAGGAGTGATAGAAGCGGTTTCCAAATTAGGTTGGACATTTATTTTAGCAAAGGCTAAATCACTAACGTTATACACTCCATTTGATATATATGTATTCATTCCACTTGGAACTGGATAAGTCTTTGTCACTTGTTCACCATAATATCCAGCAGGAATAGTAACATTACCACCACTAACAGTAACATTGTCACCAGTCTTAGTAACAATCTCACCGACATGAGCTTCACTATCTTCACCGATATATCTATTACCAGCTAAAACCTCATCAGGAGTAGCCCAGTTAGTGTAGTGTTGCAAAGCTATAGTAGATGAAGTTGTGGTAGAGCCAGTTGCATTTGTAGCTGTGATCTCAATCTCATAAGGTCCACTGTTGTATTCAAGGTCTTCTAAAGTAATAGTAACCACACCTTTAGCTGGGGTCAATGATACAGCATCACCATCATTCACTTTGTATGATAGAGCCGTAATATCACCACCAGACATCACATTGAATTTTGCGGTCACTGTAGTCTGAGTTGAGCTAGTAGGTAATGGTTGAATAGCAGGTGCCTTAGTAGTTGATAAGTCGCCCACTGGAACAATCAATCCAAGATCATTATAGATCTTTTGGATTTCATTTTCTTGTGCAATAAATTTTATTTCCATTTAATAAACGTTTATTTTAAATCAAGTTTAGTCTGTTTCATGCAAAAAGAAGGATGGGACTCACAAAAAGGTATCAATTTTTGCTTAGGAGTCTTTTTAGAATAGATTGTATTACCCCATTTCACCGTTCTTGGGTAGATATACACCCATTCCCATTCTTGTTCATCCCAAGAAGACATCTCAGATGCATCTTCTATCAATTCTAGCTCTTCAAGCAAAATAGCATAGAGATCTCTTCTACATTTATGACAATTTGTCTTTTGATATGTAATACCTAATTCATCTAGACATTCATACAATAGCTGATATTGTCTAGCTGGATCAGTGATCTGCTTTGCTTTGTCTATGATTTCATTTTTAGTCATCTCATATATATAATAAACTAAAAAAGAGAGCCAACTGGCTCTCTTTTCACAAAAAACATGAAATATGATATTAGAAAAGAAGTGTTTACTCACAAGGGCAAAGTCCATCAAGATAAGTTCTTGTAGTAGCTTCATCAGTTTTGTAAACGAACACACCAGAAGTAGGTTGTTTCTCTGCAGTAAGAGTAACTAACCAGCCGCCCATACTGTCATCAGAGTAGAGTTGTCTTTCCATTGCAGTGCAGGTAAGAGCTTTCTTTGCACCATAAGCGTTAAATTTTCCTTTAGAATCACTTCCGTCATACTGGTTTTCCATAACCAAGAAGAATTTTCCTCCAGCCATATTATCCAAAAGTGCAGAAGCAGCAGGACTATTATCAGGGACGAGGAATTGGATAGTCTCAGTAAAGGTATTACCATAGTTACCTTCTACCATTGAAGTATTTGAACCTGAGAATGGGGTTTTGCCCAACTGAGAAATAGTATATCCATGAGCAAGAACATCAGGATCTGTGCCTTGACCTTCTTCAATTACTCTCATAGAGATATCAGTGATAATATTAGCATCTTGAGTGTCATAAGTTATAGATGCCACATCGGTTTTGTTCCAAATCCATGCTTTAGGCTCAGCACCTTCAAATACAGGATTGTCACAATCAGCAGCAATGCAAGCGCCGATCAATTTTTCACATAAAGCCATAATATATAATGATATTTATTTCGGTAATTTTATAATTGTTTTATAAGTTATTAAAAGAGAGTGGGATGAGGTTACACCCCACTCTTTAAGTTTTACAGATTAGTTAGCTTTCAAAACAGCAGCGGATTTAAGACCTCTTACACCACCTCCCACAACTGTCTCAAAGCGCCAATATTGTGTGTTGGTCATGAAGTCTTCCCATTGATTCATACGAGGATTTGTGATTGAATCACCAACTATATAGTATTCTGCGGGTATAAATGCTAGTGCTTTATAAGTTGCACCTAACATGTCAGTAGTAACGATTTCAACATTAGTACCAAGTTGGGCTTCAACATAGTCTTTAGGCATATAGGTTGGTGTGCTAGTTTCGCTGGCCTGAAGTCTTTCAAGAGTGTTGAGGTCAGTTTCAGACATGAAGACAAGAACTTTACGTCCTTCTTTCTTCTTAAGATTGATCATCATTGCTTTCAAATCATCCAAAAGGAAGCCGTTGGCAGTTTCGGTGCTCACGGTAACATAAGCATCAGTAGTTGTACGAGCAATAGCTTCGATTTTGTCAATTTTGTAAGGAGAATCAGAAGCACGACCGTCTCCTACCAATATTGCTTGGCGGATCTCAAAACTGATCTGAGAAACAAGCTCTTCAAGGACGAAGTTGATTAATGAAGAATCATCATCCCAAATAGATTTGTTATCCAAATCCATTATCTTATACACGAATTGAGCCTCAAGTAACTTAGCAGCCACGGTGAGGGATTCAGTTGCTTTTTGACCACTCTTCCAACCTTTAGCTCTTGAAGTTTCATCGGTTTGAGTAGAAGTGTTGTATCTGCAGTAGAAACGCTTTGCGTTTGTATAATGCAAATCAGACAACCACTGGTTTTCACGATCCCAAATGTCGGTAATAGTGTCAAGAACGGGTTGAGGTAAAAATGCCTCTTCTGATCCGGCTGTTACGGAAATTCCGTTGGTTTTAAGAACCTCAGCCCAGTTAGAAGCGAAGTCCTCAGGTTTTTTAGTGTTTCTAATAGCTTCAGCGAAGTCATGCATAGCATTTTTAGACTTCAAATAGTTTTCAGTAATATTTTCCATATCAGGAGTAATTTCTTTATTTGATTGATTTAATTTTTCTTTTACGGCGGTTAAACCTTCATTTAATAATTCCAAAGACGCTTTAAGTTGATCTACAGCTTCCTGAGAGACAGCTTCATCTTCAAGAGCTTCAACTGCTTCAATTACTTCATTAAGAGAAGCAATATGCTCTTCAATTAATACACGGTCCTCTTCTGAAATAGAATTTGTAGAACGAAGCTTTTCATCTTGAGAAAGTTGGTTCTTTAAGTATTCCAAAAAGATTTTTTTCATATATGGTTATTTATTTGAGTGTAGTCTTCAAATATATAATAAGCATAGTTTGTAAAAATGCGCTGTTAACTCCTTGATATAGTGGGATATGTTCTTGATGAACTAAATCGTCAAGAATATGGCAGCAAAAAGACCAGAAGATTATACCGAAGCTTATGTATATTGGTATTGGAATATAGAGTCATTCAAGATTTATATTGGATATAGATATGCTTATGAAGGAAGCCCATTTGATGATTTTAATATAATGTATCATTCTAGTTCATTAAATGATGATTTTTGGAAAGATATGGAAGCTGGTCTTTTAGAAGGTGAGATTTTAGCTGTTTATACTGGTGAAAATGCTGCTATAATAGCAAAGAAAAAAGAAGATGAACTTATAAAATTTGCATGGGATACTATTGGGAAAAAAAATACTTATAATAGATGCTATGGTGGAGCTAATTTTTCAGCTGCTGGAACTCATAAAACACAAGAGCAAAGAGAGTATTTATCAAAAATAAAAACTGGCAAAAAATTAAATTTATCTGCAGAGCAACATCAAAAACGTTCTAAAAATGCATCTAATAGCAATAAAAATAGAGCTATAAAGATTTGTCCTGCTGTTCTTTATTACTATATGTGTATTAAAAAAGAAAATTATGTAAATATTTCTAAAATTCTTGGAGTCCCTAGTTCTTCGGTTCGTAGAAATGCAATAATATTTAATATTCCATATATGTGGGAAGCTCACATGACTGAAGAATCTAAGAAAAAAATGTTAGAAACAAGAAGTAAAAATGGTTATGATTGCTCTAAAGATGTTGAAAGAAATCTTAAAATCAGTAGAGCATTAAAAGGAACACCAAAAACAGAAGAGTCAAAAAGAAAAAATAGTGAATCTCATAAAGGTAAAATACCTGGAAATAAAGGCAAAAAGACTAAAAAACTTAATTGGTTGTCTCCACAGGGTGATGTAGTTCAAATGGATAGAGCTAATGCTCATAAGTGGCACCCAGATTGGATATTGATTGAATAATTCTCGTTAACTCACCTAATACTGACATATATTACTATTGTAAACGGAAATACTAACAATAAAAATAAAGAATTATGGTAAAATACAATGTAAACGAACTGGAAGAAATCTTGTTAGAAGACAACATCAACTACAAAAAGTTGGCTAGATTCATTGGATTGAATGAGCCTAAGTGGACAGCTAAAAAGCTGTATGAAGAGGATGGGTTCTGGATGACTGAAGCTCTTGGTAGTTATTCGAGAATGATGTGTGAGAAGCTCAAAATTGAACCTGAAGATATTATGGCTAGTTTTGGTATTATTGGCAATAAAGATGACTACTCTGTCTGCATGCAACTGGAATATGAATACACTGATGATCATGATTTCAAGCACTATGCTCGTCTAACCTTTGTCAATGAAGAATGTTGCTCTGTATGGTATGACTCTACTGGCGGTAACTTTGAAATTCACACTGGTGACTTTGAGATTACTAGACTGAACTTCTGGGGTGCTTACAAAGGAATTGCATTCGCTATCTAATCATTTCAATCATAAATGTAACAAAAAGGAGCTCTATTGAGCTCCTTTATTGTTTAGCGTATCAAGTACCATTTGGATTTTTTATCAATTTCAGCTTTCTCTTGCTCTTTTTGAGCTTTATACTCATTCAAGAAATTCTGAATTGTGAAAACAGCGTCAGGATCTGCTGGTGTAGGTGTAATAGCAACCATTGTAAGTAGGAAATTCTTCACATAATAGCTTCCATCTTCATTTTCTATGATACCATTATAGCCATCTTTGATGTAGCCTTCTGTAGAAAATTGGCAGATATCTCCTTGAAGTATGTTAGGAATTATGAACTCATCACACATTTTCACTCCTCTATTGACATGAGCAGTCATATAAAGGCCAGTTTTGTCACTGATAATGTCATCTACACCACCAATTATGGTTTGAGTGTGATTATAATTGAGCTTAGGAACAAGCTTTTTAGCATTATAAAGCTCAAAAAAATACTTGAAAGAGTCTTCATTGACAACTTCAGAATTCATATTCACACTATTAAAGTGACATGCATAGCCCTCAATATTGAGTCTATCATCACTTTCTTTAGCATTTTCTATCTGTATTCCGTTAAAAAATATAGTTTTCATATCAGTATTCAAATTATTTTATACATTCTTAATCAAGTCTTTAGACTCACGATACAGATCTTGAAGCTCTTTATCAACATCTATTCCTGCTTCTCTCAACTTGAGCAAATACTCCAGCCATGCAGTTCTCTCTTCAACTGCAGATGACAAAGATTTCTCTAATTCAGGGATATTTGTAAAGTGATAGTTCAAAGCGTTCTTAGGAATGAACTCATTTGAAGCTATAAGCAATGCTTGAGCCACCTTTAGAAGAACCTCAGCGTAAGATCTTATTGTTGTGTCATAAAATGAGATTCTAGCTTCTTTCACATTGTTGTAAGTAGAAGCGTCATCAAAAAGTAATTGAGTTGGGACACCAAACAGATTACACAATATCTTGTAAGCATCCTTGATTTGGTCTGAAAATCCAAGTTTAGCTGCATCTGGTTGAATAGCTGTCCAAGTCATCTCATTATTTGCGAGAAGAAATGGGTAGCGATCACCCATTGTGCCATAATTCTCTTTGATTGACTCTAGCAATTGCTTTTTCCCGGTGGGGTTAAGTGGGATATCTTTTCCCGACAAAACTCCGAAGCAGCCAAATGTGTCTGACAAGTAGTCGTTTGAGCCTGCTAGCTTGTTTATCCAAAGTATCATAGGGAAGGCGATCTTAAATAATGATGTTCTCTCAGTCTGGTAGCAAGGACTATAGACTACTACAGCATGGCGATTGATGACACGATTCACTTTGTCATACTTAATCTCCGAATCCTGAGGCAATCTGTATTCACCTTTCTCATCATAGAAGACGCAAATGAAACCCAATCTGATATATTGATTGACTAATAGTGTAGCATTTGCATCAATGAATTGGACAATAGCATCCAAAGTGAGACTAGGCTTGCCGCTGGTGTCATAAGTTATATTAGATATTCCATTCCAAATGAGATTAAGAATAGCTTGAAAATAGACATTTCCAAGCGGACGCTCTTTTTTATCTGTTGGACGGAATATCCAAGGTGTATAGTTCCAATATTGCTGTGAGACCTCATTGATCTGCACAGCATTCTTAGATTCTTTGTTTCTATTCCAAAAAGCCATCTTATTTCATTGGTTTATTTTCTAGTGAGTCTCTGAGTGCGAGCAGCTCTTGTCTTGTAGTGGTTGCTACAGTCTTAGCAATATTATTAGAGTTGATTGTGTTCACACCCATTATGTTCTTAGAAGTCAAATTGATAGTGCAATTGACTGAGTAGCACACTTCTGCACCAAGAGCTTTGTTGATTCTTGATAAAGAGTCTACCTGCTCAGTGAGAGCTTTGACTTGAGATTTAGCTTCTTTGTACTTTACATTTTTGTTAGAAATGACACAAGATAGTGTTATTATGGTCACTATCAATGCAATTTGGATTGCGTAAGCAATAAATTTTATCACTTTTTGTTGTCTAATCGTCATAAGGGCCATGATTTAACTATTTATTTCTGATTTTTTCTATATGTTTGTTGCCGAGACTTTCTTTTAGTCTTTCAAACAAATCATTTCCTGTGATTTTTCCAAAGTTCTCTATGATGCTCATTAGCTCTACTATAGCTATAAATCCACCAACAAAGCCGCTTAGTCTCCATTCAGCAGTTATGGCACCGTCTATTAATGCTGATAATGTCACTATAGATAAGTAACTTAGTAGCTTAAACACAGTTTTGCGAAGCTTGTGTGACTCAATTTTCACCTTTGTTTTAACAGCGGCCCAGATTCCAGTAATCAGGTCGAATGCCACAAGAACGCATATAACTATCAATGCAGGCACAATACCTATCAAGGCTCCAGTTATAGTTCCTGTGATGATACCAATTGCAAATGTTTGTTCGTTGATCATTAGAATAGAACATCAAGTATATTTGGTAATGAGAGATCAATCTTTATGTTATAGTAGGTCATAACTTCATTCAGGAACTGGGTTCCTATCTCATAATTGAGTCTCATTTGTCTTTCTAAGTTCTCTATAGAAGCTGATTTAGAGTATTCACTGTCTTTCTCTACAGTAGAGTATCTAGTGAGTCTGTTGAGGTTCACACCCATCCAAGCAAACACTAGGTATTTGATTGCTTTCTTTAGTCCTGCGTATCTTCGGTTGTCAATAGTGCCACCATTGATGAGGATATACTCATCATCTTCTGGGTCTTGGTCTTCTGATGGCAAGTCATTGTAGGCTTCCAATGCAATGAAGTTCTCATCTGTGAGATGAGGCTTCACTACAAAATCTTCTATCATCTGAATGGCTTCACCCACTTCTAAAGCAGATATATCATCACTCACAGGCATTCCACCATTCATGAATTCATCTGTTGTTAGTAACATTTTTCAATAATTTTGTTTCTTCTATATGTATAATAATGCTATCTTTGCAGTCAGAATTTTAAAGTATATTATTATGGAAAATTTACAAACTAGAGGCATGTGCATTGTATTCCATGCGTATGAGAATGGTGAAAAAACAGAGTCTTGGGACTTCTTTGACAACCTGCTTGAAGCAGATGAGATAAACGTGGTGAAAGAGGAAACTCTAGACTTGACTAAATATGAGGAAGTCCACATTCGACAAGAAAGTGATGGTAATGTCTATTATGGTTTCAACGAAGGTGTAGAATTGCCTGATGACTATAGATTTGATGTCATAATACATCATGTAATACTGCCAAACAAAGAAGTATGGGACATGATAGAGCTTGTGGATGATAATATAGACTATGAAACTTGGCAACCATTTTCTGGTGAAGACTTTATTGATTACATTAAAGTAACTGCTGAAGGTCAAGAAACTATTGATGACGAGGAAACTATAGAAGAGGATGATATGTGGTAGATGTAGACAGTAATGAAATATGGCGGCAGGGATATGTAGGATGGCGGCAGAGGGCGGTTTAAAGGTTAGGAGTATAATTATATCAGGTGGAACTAAACCGCCATCTAGGACGAAATTCCTAGTGTTGGAGAATCTATATCATTTTGGATTGAAATGTCATCAAAAGACGAGGAACAATGATTGACAGTCATGTTGTAGGGTTGCTGTGTGTCTTTCTTGTAACAATTTATCAAAAAACTTGATTTCTAAAATATGGCGCCTGATGGTGGTTTAGACCTTCGGAGTATAATTATATCAGGTACACTGTGTTCCGCCATCTAGGGCGGGCTGAGGTATATCAGGCGGCGAAATTCAGGCTTAGTAGATGTTCGTCTTCGAGTAGTGGAAAGCATATCTCAAAGCATCAATAGCATGATCTTTGCCTTTGGCTGTTCCATCTTTCAATTCGTATTTGTCCATCTCATTCCTAAGATGTGAAGATGAGTCAGTTATGTAAATGCCATCACAATTGAGCATCTCTTGAATACCATCAATGATTCTTGTCTTTTTAGCATTCACAATGTTGAAGCCTTTGCTTATCTCTGGCTCGGTCCACTCATAGTTGCCTGCTGTGCAGAGATTAGTGATACGAGTCTTTCCCATACCACCTACATCTGCTACAATAGTGTCATAGCAATCAAATCCAAGGTCATATAGTGTGAGTGCTAATTGCTTGTCATTAGCTAAGCTCTTTGAATACAACACCTCTTTAGCATATAGGTTGTTGTTCCACAGTTTCACAGCCACTAGAGTTGTCTCATCATTTCCATCAGTCCAGCCAAAGTCCATTCCATAAGCAGGCACCACAGGAACCTTGTCAAACTCTTCATCTGTAATGTTATAGACAATCTTAAAGATTTTCCCTGACATTTCTGAAAATTCACCACGATAATAGACATTGTAGTTGAAGATATCTATTGGGCTAGCATCTGGGCTGAGAGCTTTCTCTTTCATCAACTCAAACTCTTGTATCTGAGCTTCACCTAAGTATGGGTTATCACGAAATGTCGTAACAAGAAGGTTAGACTTGTCTGGTAACACATATTTGTCAATGAATCCACCTCTTGTAGGGTTCATGATGAAGTATGTCTGTCTCCTGACACCTAATAGAGCAACATTCAAGACTTGCTCATCAATGTTCAATGCTTCTTCACACACCATTATGTCACAGCTATCACCTTGAGCTTTAGTTCCAACATCATATGACTTGAACTGGAAGATCGAGCCATTAGGAAGCTTGCAATGCTGTCCTAATTGTGTAGAGCCTTCTACTTGGAATCCAGTGGCACTCTGGAAGTCTCTTATTGCCAACTGCGTCGCGGGAAAACTTGCCGCGACTACCATTATGTGAAGTGGGTCCTTGCCTGAAGCTCTCAATGCTAAGAACTTATAAGTTGAAAATGACTTAGCTGAGCGTCGGCCACCAACTAAAATTACATGTCTTGTTTTCAAATTTCGTAGGAAGAACCTCAGGTATTTACGCCCTATCTGTAAGTCAATCATATAGTTAACTGTATTTCTATAACATTTATAGATGAAATGACACGTGGATTTTATTCAGCAAATGGGTCATCATCCAACTTCTCGGCCATTTCCTCTAGTTGTTTTTCAACATCTACTTGGCCTTTGACCTCGGCTTCAATCTTCTTGGTCTCAACATAGCCAGATTGTTGGCCATATTTGTGGGTCTTCAAATAAAATTTCATAAGGTCTTTGTCACCTTCTTCAATCTTCTTGAACATCAGAGCTTCAATCCAACGGACTTGATCAATCTTGATGCGATCTATAGCAGCATCAAACTCAGGGTCCGTCTTGCGCCACTCATAAAAGCGGTTGTATTTGATTCCAAGAGAAGTATATGTGTTGTAGAGGTCTCCGTGATTCTCCTCTAGCTTTTCAAGGAAGAGTGTCTTCATTTCCTCATCACCAGAGCGGTCCCTAAAGGCCTTTGTCTTGTGAGGACGCTCTAAATCTGATTTATAACTAGCCATAATAGTAACTTTTTAATTATTGTCTTCAAGTAAATAATAACACTTGAATCCGACCAAAATGCTTACCTGCCCTGATTGAGTCAAAAATGAACAATTGCTAATTGCACCCGCTATTTTTGGACCGATACCACGCAAAGTCGTTCCCAGCTCTATATATAATAGAAGGAAATTCCCACTTTTGCGTGGTATGACCCCATTTTAAGCGGGTTGTTAAAAAATGTTAATGGCTGTGCCAGACCAACATCATTGTGTGTTAGTGTAAAATTGATTTTTGGTTTATTTTATATTAGAGTGGTGAACCACACATACAGTGGGTGTGGTTTTTTCCTATCGCATTTATTTTCCGCACCCACTTTTTTTATTATTAAATATAATGCGATAAACAAAATAAATTGCGATAAATCATGGAATTAATTTCTAATAAACCTTCGTGCACTGTCAAAGCTGCAGTATGTCCTCATCTTGGGTTTTATCCAAATGGAGACCTAAGACACCCATTAACAGGACAACCATTAAAGGTAAAATCCCTAAAAGAAATCGTCTATTCACAATTAGATATACCAGAGGATAGAGAAAAAGGCACTTCTGGCTGTTTTTTTGCTATTCCTTATGATCGAATGTATTCTATTCATGATGAGAGTATTGACTTTCACTCATCTGGCGCATTGTTTGTAGACTTAGATCATGTTTCTGAACAAGCAGTAGAGAATATCAACAACAATTTTGCCAAATTCATCAAATTCATGCCAGATATGCTAGGCATGAATCTTTCATATTCAGGAACAGGCTTTCATATATACTTCATTTCTAATCCATTAAGCCCAAAAGATTATACCAGATTGCAAATAGCAACATGTGTCAGATTCTCTGAATCTTATGAGTTGATATTCAACGAGAAACTTCCCAACACTATATTTGACCCAGCACAGACGGGAATCAAGCAAAGATTCTTTTTGAACAGACCTAAAGACATGCAGATACAATGGAATGATGCTGCAAAGATAGGTGTTTATTCAGAGCAATCTTTGAATGATTTTGTAAACAAACATATTGACTATTACAATATAATAGATAAAAATGGAATAACCAAAGACTCAATATGCAAAAGATGGAAAAATCTGACACGAAAGTATGAGCCTAAACCAACTAATGAGCCTCCACAATCAGAATCACAATATAGTGGCTCTTTTTCAATAGCGAATTATACAATCTCAAGAAAAAACAACATAGTAAGCCATCTTTCTCATCCAGAAAGAATGAAGCTGTATTCATCTTTGAGAGTTGCATTCAATGACAATCCATATATTGTATCACAAGAGTGGGAATACTGCATGAATTTGATGGAGTATCTTCCCGAACATAAAACCCAATTGGAAGATGCCTTGGAAGAGCCAGATCATAATTATTCATGGAAGACTTATGATGACCCACATATATCAAGAGAGTTCTTTTTGTTTTATAATGCAATCCCACTCAAAGAGACAAAAGTGAGTGATAAAGATTACAACATAAGAGAATTGACTGAGGATGAAGAAGAATTACTGGCAAAATATATCTGAAATGTATGGAGAAGATAGAGTTGAAAGTGAACAGATATCTAACAGAGCAGCTACCTTACATAATGAAAAGACTTGAGACACAAAACATTTATATAGAAGCCAGACCAGGATTAGGCAAGACATTTCTCATAAATGAGGTTGCAAAAAAATACCGAGTTTTGCTAGTCACTCCAATGACTTCTACAAGAGATGGCTCAACATCACATCTTGGAAATCTTAAAGTGTTAGAGACTAAAGACATATCAAATAAAAAGAATATAGATGAAAAAAGCTCTTATGCCGTCATTTGGGACACATTTGTCCTTATGTATGAGCATAATCTTCTCTCAAATTTTGATTTGATTGTGATAGATGAGTCTCACAAGATAATTCAACACTCATCATTCAGAGAGTCTGAGTTTGGTGTAGCACAATGGTTGACACGCACACGCACAAGGTTCATGTTCATGACTGGGACTCCAATGGGTGAGTCTTCTATATTCCCAAATATGGTGTATATGAAGATAACAGCTAAAGAGCACAGAGATCTTTCAATGACTATAGTCAACTGTGAGAATAGGTTGCTAGTAGAAGATGCATTGACAGCATTCTCAAAAGTGTGTTTGAAAAACAATAGAAAAGTGATATACTTCTCAAACTCAAAAAGAGCAATGCAAGACAGAATAGTGGCTAAATTAATAAAAGACCACAAAATAGGCTTTTACTCATCTTCAATGAGTGATGAGAATCTTAAAACTTCACTTAATAAAGAAGAGACATTCTCTGATTATGAGATGGTGTGTGCAACTGAATACCTAGCTGAAGGTGTGAACATATACCTAAAAGATGATGAGACCGCTTCAGTGATAGTCACAGATGAGAAAGACATGAACCCTATGCTGCTCATGCAAGTAGCTAATCGTTTCAGAGACACAGACATTCACATATATTACATTCATGACATAAGAAAAGATGATGTTGAAAAGAAAGAGACATTGAATGAGAAAGCAAAAAAAGAGATAAGAAAAAACAAAAGCATAGAGATTGGGCACTTGCCAGAGTATCTTTTAGGTGATCTTAATGCTATTGTTCATGACAAGGCATTAGTTGAGACTGGTTATAACAAATATTCGATTGATGAGCTCAGAGCATCTATAATACAACTAGCTGAAGAGCTTAAAAAGCTCACTCACATATCATTTTTCAAACGATATTTTGAGGCAAAGGAATATACCGTCAATGAGATCACTTGGAAAAAAGAAAAAGTCAGAGAATCTAAAAAGAGATATGATGTTGTACCATTCGTGGCCAACAACTTGAGAGATGTGCTAGATCTGATTTCTACTATATCATTAGAGAATAAGATATACACAAAAGATGTGATTTTGGAAGATAGAAAATCAAGAACTAGAATAGAAGATGGCATGTTGAAAGTGCAGAACTTGAGTTTGTTCAATGCAGTTATAAGGAAAGTGAAAAAACTAAGAAAAGAAGGTGTGCTGCTTCATAACATATCACTTATTCTCAAGAATCCAAAAGAGTATGGTCAGATTGACTCTTGGTATAAAGCATTAGACATGATCTCAACATGGAGTGAAGAGTATGAAGAGTCATTGAGTGTCATAAAAGAATCTACAGCAAAAGCATTAGTTGAGTCAAAAGTAGGCAAAGAGTTAGGCAACTTGAAAGCTCAATTTCCTAATGTAGCAAAAGCTGTTATAGAAAAAGAGATATCTAAAGTTCATGATATGTATAAATTAGCTGAAAAACTTGATGTAACACCACAGGAATTGATCTACCTGTATAACAGGATGAGAGACCCAAATTATGTGGTTTACTCTTATGAATTTGAGCTGTATTCCAATATGAATGATATGCTAGAAAAGAAAAATAAAGCAAAAGAAGAACATATCTCTGAAATAAGGGAAGAAGCAGCAATAAAATCAAATAACAATAAGAAAAAACCCTGTACCTTATACAAGAATGGAGAATTCGTTCAAGAGTTTGAGTCAAAAACGGCTGTATATAAATACTTAGGAGTGAACAAGTTAAAGTTCAAGAACAATGAAGCTACAATAGATGGTGTAAAATATTCAATAACAACAAAATAAATCTTATTACAATGGAAAACACAAAATTTGAAAGTGATTTTAAAATCTTAAGAACTCACAGTGAGTATGCTCAAAAGTATGGGTATAATTATGATGATAAAGCTGGAATTTATAAACCTAATTATTCAGTTAGACAATTATTTGAAAACTCAAATGAATTAGCATGGTTATTTGGATGGTATGGAAACGAAGTAGATCCGTCAGACTATTTTCACCCACAAGCTGCTGGTTGTATTAAATTAGATGATGCTCGTTGTTTTGGTATTAGATGTGATCACTTAATTTGGATAGACTATTATGATCTCGAAAGATATAAAACTCTTCTTATTGGTAATCACAAAGGTGCCACAGCATTTGTTGTAATAACATATAATGAAAAATTAAGGGATCAAGAAGAATACACAACAACCGATAAAGAATTAGATTTTTTATTATCTCTCGTATAAAAAAACTTATAATATGAACCAGAAAATCATAGAACACTGCAAACCAATCATTCTAAAGGACATTGAATATATGCTAGAGTGCAATGATTCAATAGACAAATACACAGAAATTTGTGGATGGGTATTCAAGAATCTAACAAGAAAAACTTGGAGTCATCATGGAAAATCTGGTTGGAGACTTTCATACGGATTGAAACACAGATGTGAAGATGACTTAGGGTTTTATGTAGCTAACAATTGGATAAAGCTAGCAATGTTAGAGAATGGACTTGATGTGTTGGATGCAAATTGTATAGATTATTATACAGGAAAATTGACATTTCAATACACAATAACAGAAAAAGAAGTGCTAGATAATTCTATTAGTTTTATTTATAGGAAAAATTTAAAAAACTAACCATTTCGGATTACTATATATAAAACAAATAAAAATAACATCAATATGGAAACACTATTAGACCAACTAGAACTTTCAATGAGTCAAATCAACACAATCAATGAAGCACAGGCTCTCTATCCAGTGAAGAATGTCCCTATCACTATTCAGTTGACAGACACTAAGTTGCATCGCATCTACACCTCAACTGATGCATTTTTAGACTTATTCTTAGACTCAATCATCATCCACCAGTCACTTTCTGATGACTATAAAGTCCGTGTCACAGTCAATGAGCCGTTCACTGACACTGATGAGGATGAAGACTCAACTCTAGTATTAGACACCTGCATCACTAGGATGGGCCATGACACACTTAAGAAGGCTCTGGACCAAGATTCTTCATCATTGCTCAAAGTTACCCGTAGAAAAGATAGCCGCCTCGTTAAAAGACCAGACAAGGCTCCGCTTCCTAAATGGTTCGTAGCCGACCCCGACACAAAGTCGCTTCCATCAGCTGTATATTTTCCACCTACAGCTGAAGTAGCAGAAGAGTGCTACAGAAAAGGTGAAGAGATACCATACAAGAAGATCAAAGTCAAGAACCAGCCAGTCCCTTATGGTCCTGTAGGCACTTTAGATATCTAATTGGGATATTAACATTTACTGTTAAAAAATTTTTTATTGGCATAAGTTTGTAGTAGATACAAGCTTATGCTTTTTTAGTAATTTTTTTGTAACATTCTAATAATCAGGCAATTAGAAAAAGTGTATTTTTGCTCCATCAATAACAACTTAAAACCCAAATACAATGAAAGAAGAAAAATTAAATCAGATCCTTGAAGAACTTGAACTTCAAATTGCAGATTGCTTCCAAGCTGAAAAAGATGCAGTCCATCATTTTCAAACTGAACTTAAAGATATTGAATTGATCATCAAGTCCAAGAACGAAATGCAATACATGCTTATTAATCTCAAAACTAGATTATCTATGTTAGAATCATTTTATAATAGATATCATTATTATGAAGGAAGAAGACATCAATTAGAGAATTTCCATGACACACTTAAAGACAATAGAGATGAATAAAGACATAAGAGAACACAAATTCAAATGCGTCATTTGCAAGAAAGAACACACTGGCTATGGGCACAATCCATCGCCAGTGTTTTTTCATGGGCGCTGCTGCGACAAATGCAATCGAAATGTGGTTATACCATTCAGAATTTTATTAATCAACAAACATTAAAAGCTATGACAAAAACAATCGAATCCTTAGAGTTTTTACCTAAGCTGTATGCCACTGATGGCATGCACCAGAGAGAAGTCCAAATCGTATTCTACCACATGTTCACTCCGTGGACATGGTATGTGGTAGAAGGTGAGAAGCAAGAAGACGGAGACTGGCTGTTCTTCACATGGTGCAAGTCCGCATTTGAAGGATGTGATGAGTGGGGATATGTACGGTTATCTCAATTACAAGAGATACCAGCTATCAAATTCTATGTCCCAGAAAGACCACTTGTAATAGATGATGAAGGTAACATCCTAGACTAGCGCAGCAGTGAACTGCAACGCAGTGAACTAGAGGATGTTCGAAAAAAAATTAAATTAAATTTATTAACTCCAGCGTTCTTTGGTTAAAATCAAATAGTTACAGCCCACCCCGTATATTTAGGCGGCAAATATAGGAAATTTCTCAATACCCTGATAATGCTTCTGATACATTAAATAACAAGAGCTGTTAACTGCCAATTCAGGTGATATATGTTTCTGCTGAAGAACGTTGTAAAATTGCTAAAAATGAAAGTAGAAACAATTGGAAAAGAAGCAAAAAACCTCGGTGAAGGTGTAGTGATCTCTACAGTGTTAGACAAAAGATATGCCAAGAAAGATGGATCTTACAATGTGTCCATCCAAGTCTATCACGATAGAAAATATCTGTATGTCAGAACCAAATATTCTATTGTGTCCACTAATGAGCTGACAGATGATATGAAAACAAATATTGATGAGAAATTCGACCGTGTTTGCAAAATTGTTACAAATTTGATCAAGAACAAAGAATTCTCATTACGCACACTAAATGACATACTTAGCGCACCAGATTGCAACACACTGAACGATGCAATGAGGAACCGAGTCAGCATGCTCAGAGAGAAAGGCCAGATTTCCACTGCTAACCATTATGAGTGTGCCATCAATAAGTTCGAAAAATACTATGGCAAATCTAAGAATGACCATATCCCATTCAGCAAAGTGAATGCTGGACTATTCAAGGACTTCAAATCTAGACTTGAGAAAGAAGGACGCAAAGAAGCTACAATAATGATCTACATGTCCGACTTCAAGACTGTCATAAATGAAGCTATTGCTAACAAGCTCATGGATGAGCACAACTTCCCATTCAAAAGGAACCAGTATGACAACAAGTGCGAGATTCCTAACAAGCCAAACAAGAGATCTGACTCTTACTTCACCAGAAAAGAGATGGACAAGATATTCAAATACTATGAAGATTCCACAACTGCCACTCAGAAGAAATGGCTCTCACTATTCCTGTTCTCATACTTAGCTGGTGGCATCAATGTAGCTGACATGCTGCGACTCAAGTATGATGCACACTACTTCAACACTGAAGGGAAGGAGTTCAGATATATCCGTGAGAAGACTAAGAGAAAATCAGACATGGAAATCCATATTCCTATACTGGACTACATGAGAGAGCTCATCAAGACTGCTAATGAGACTCGCAAGAACTATGCTGAGCCTAAGCGTGGTGCTTATGTCTTCCCGTTCCTCAATGACAAGATGTCTATTGCTGAGGTCCAGAGAGAAATCCAGTCAGTGAATGCACTTATTAGCTCACAACTTAAGACTATTGCACGCAAGCTTGAGATAGAGAAAGACAACGAGCCTTCTATGACCTATGCTAGACACTCGTTCTCTAAGAACATGAAGAACTTGTCATGGAAAGATGATCATGGCCGTATCTACATGATTCCAACTGAGATTATAGAATATGCAATGGGCCATGTTCTAAAAGGTGTGTCTGGTAACTACTTAGATGGCTACAACACAGACCCACTCAGATATTACATAAGCATGCTACTCCCGAATCCACAGACTGAAGCAGCCTGAAAAACGGCGAAGAAGACACCAAAGGCTCGCCCTGTGGGCGGTTTGACTGGTCGGCTATATAATTATATGGCCGACCTTTTTTGTACCTCATAACTATGTGATAATCAATATAGTTTCTCGAAATTTGGGTCTAGGGACACTTTTAGCCAGAGACAACAAAAAGCCCAGTGGGGAAAAATAAATAAAAAACCACTGGGCTAAGCAAACGATCAATTAGAAAAGTTTTTCTGTGAAACCAATTAAAAATCAAATATGACAGCTAGAAAAAAGAAATATTTGGTTTCATAGATAATATGTGTAAAGGAAAAGTATTTTAACGTCGTTTGTCAATTATAAATTGATGTCTATTAGGTCTATCTGTAACATAACTTACATGAATGAATCCTTTGTTTGGATAGTAGATTAGTTGGTCATAGTCCATTGTTTTCAACACATACAGCAGCATGTTCAAGTCTTTAGCTCTCACATCAGCTGCTTGCCCTTTACAATGTTGACTGTTAGACACACCTCCTACGGCCACATTTGTTTGATAGCTTCTATAGCCACAATTTACGAATATAGGAGCACCTAATTTTTCTCTCGCAGGATCAAGGATATGATCAACTAGAGCATGTAAGTTGTCCCAAATGTATTGCTCATTCGGCCAGTTCCAAATCCCTAGTCTTTGAGCTGTATTAGAGTGAGTAAGTTCTTGATCAGTAAAGTATTTCATTCTGCTGTGGTCTCGAATTTTTCAGTGTTATCACCTTTAATAGTTTCGCCATCTTGCACAAAATAAGGTAAAACTTCATACATTGTAGATGGTGTGAGTCCAGTGACATGAAATTTTGTAGTTCCTAGTGTGCAGTCATTTGGATCCTCAGAATAGAAGTCTAAATCGTCTTCATCGCCAAATGAGTCATTTGAGCTAACTAATATTCCAACTCTTTCAATAGCCATAATATTTAAAGTTTATTTGAAAAAGGGAGGCTCATCACCTCCCTTCAGTGATTTATTCTACTGTGATTGTCACATCACATTCGGTAGGAGTTATATTATCAATATTTGTTATAGTTACTGTGCTAGCAACTGCAGTAGTTGTGAATGATGATGTTGTATATCCTGACCAACCAGCAGAAGATTGACATCTAGCTCTCACTTGGTAGGTGGTTCCAACCGTCAATCCAGTAGCAGTCGCGGTTCCGCTACCGCTAGAAGCAGGAAGTGCAGTCCAGTTAGTTCCATCAGATGAAATATCAACATTGACAGAAGTTGTTGAACCAGCTACTGAATAAGGTATGCTAGCAGTTGTATTAGTTGTAGTTATATTGCCTAATGAGATTAAGCTATAAGTGTCAACTTGGACTTCAGAAGACCAGATTGTATAAACAGTAGCATCACCAGTTACAGTATAGGTTGCTTTAGAGAAGATATAATAGGTTTCATTCTCATCTAAGTTAGAAAGATTGGTGGTATAAGTAGTTGAATAAGGTGAGCTTTGGTTAGTTTGATCTATTATTGAAGCATGTAAAGCATCAGCGCACAAGCAAATTGAGTGAGACGCAAGAGTTATATCATTACCTTTAGTGATAGTAGATGTGACATTAGCGATATTAGTTGTATTGCTTAGAGAGTTAAGTGTTGCAGCTATTGAAATAGAAGCAGCATTAGTCGTAATAGATTGGTGAGAACTATAAGTAGTGCCAGCAGAGTTAGTAGCAGAAACAACAATGTCATAAGTTGTATTAGGAGTCAAATTAGTAAGTGATACTGTTTGGGTTCCAGTTGTTGTGCTAAGAGATTGAGATGAAGCGCTTCCACCAGTAGGAGTATAGGTTACAGTCACAGCAGATAGAGCTGGAGTAGAAGTGATACTAATGTCTTGAGACCAAGTTGTGGTGCCTAAAGTAGCAACACCAGTCCATGCAACAACAGGTTTGTTATAACCAGTTGCCACAGGTTCTACATCATCATAATTGATATATGGCCTATTGAACCCATCTAATACATACGGAGCAACATAGTAAGTAGTATTTTCATTAAGACCATTTACAGCACCTTCTCCAATTCTTTCAGGGTCATAATAGATAGTGTAGTTAGACATATCAGAGTTAGTTGAGTAAGCAACACCAGCTTGTGCTACGGTAACATCGTCAGTAGTCTCAATAACTCTATATTCAATAGAAGTATTAGTTGCAGTAGGTGGAACACCCTGATAATATGAAATATCAGGTAGTGTGTAGAATTGATATACATCAGATTCTGCTGAAGTCAATCCATACTCATCCACTACAATTGCAGTAGCATAATAGAGTGTGCCCGCAGATAGTTGATTTACAGGTATTGTCTGCAAGGACCCAGAAGTGTAGACATTTTTGACAGGTATAGTCTTCTCTCGGTCTGCATAAATTTTGATTGTTGATGATTGTATAGCCATTATTGTCTTGAGGTATTATTTTGTGGTGATTGTCTACTTGTATCTTGAGGTGGAACTAGCAAGCAAGTCAAATCAGAATGATTAGTGTTTACATCAGTTGAGCCTTCGACTATGAAGAATTTTCTACCGTCTAAATAAATAATATCCACATCTTTCACTCCCATAGTCTCGGTTTCAATTCTAGCTTCAACTGCTTGAGTCAAATCCTCTAAATCAAATGTATTTATAGGTATATCTCTAATATTGTTGTTATAAGTTATTAGACCTCCTTGTGGGTCAAGGTTATTCCACCATAAATAAGGAGCGCCTAAGTCTTCAAAGTCACATGAGTATTCTTCACTTCCAGATTCATGCTCTGGATTTGAATATTGATTGATTTTGCCTTTAAATTGGTCAACATTCTCAATATACCCAAAGAGATTCTCATGTAAAGTTATATTGGTAGCAAGCCATTTGTTGTTAATAGTGAAAGTAGGAGTCCCAGTAGAGTCTTCTGCATATTTAATGAAGTTATTTTGCGCCACTTTATCACTAGATGGCAATATTTCTTCAATTACTCCTTCAATTTGTTTTGAAGTGCTTGCAGAACCCCATGTTATGCCATTATTGTTGTCAAATATAGCTTTATTGCCAGTTATCCATTGTAAAGAGAACATCATATCAGGGATTTTCATCTCTGGTACATTGCACCAATACCCAAAATAGCTTAAACTTCTGAATGTTGAGTGTATGACATCATTGCTAGAGCCACCAACTCCTCTTACTTTATAGCTTACATAGTATGTTGACCCATCAAAATACGCATAATGGAGCCTATCTGAGTTATAGTCATAATAAATGAGTCTTGGTGCACGAGCTATATATTGCAATTCAGGAAGATTTTCATTTTCTTCAATAACATAGTCAGTTATAGTGCAATCACATACAGCATAGCAATATTCAAAAGCATCACTATTCATTACTTCTATGCTAATTTCAGAGCCTTTATTCACATAAAAAGTATGGCTAAGTGTATCTATGCGGTTTCTGTATAAATCACCATTAAGAGAGCAAGATGCCAGTCCTCCATTTGGACTATAAACATGTCTAACTATAACTGCTCCAATATCTGGGGACGCTTTACACTTCCAAGATATTGTCATATTCATAGTTACAGTAGCATCTCTGTTGAATGTTATTTTTTCCATTCCATCACCATAGCTAATCTCCATATCATTAGTGATATGCTGGCCACCTGACATAGCAAGGTATCCAGTTGATGGATTCAAAGCACACTCAATGAATTGTCTTTGGTTTTGTGGGCATACAACTTTCTTAGTTGCCATCAGATACCAGTTCGGGCTGACAGACGGAAATGAGAAATTTGTAGCAGTAGACAAATCAGAAAGAATGTCATTCATGTTCTTGACTGGGTGATATTGAGCGTATAATTTGTCATAAGGCATGCCATACTCATATTCTTTGAATACTGTAGGATACGCATTATTAGTGTTTGTATTCCATTCATATATAGTAGAAGCATCATCCTCAAAATATTCATGTATCTCTTTGTCTTTGAATATAGATGGAAATGTATTTTCATACAAGCAGATGTCTATTTCATTCTTTTTGACCGACACTACTTGTAGAAACACAGGTGTTATTTGAGCACCATTGTATAATAATGCTTTTGTTTTAACTCCTAAAGGTTGATTGTAAGAATTCAATAGACCACTAGCAGTAAGAAGAGCAATATTATTTGGTGTCTTAGGAATAGTTATATCATTAGTGAAAGCGTCTCTTATCCCAGTTGAGAATCTGAATCCTGTCCAAGATAAATCGACTTCACTATCTAGATATATGTCTAAATTACCTTTTTCTACTTGTATACTAATCATAATTCGTGTGTATATACTTCTAATTCAAAATCTAAATATTCCTCATCAGTTGTTGTTAGGTTAGTTGTCTTCAAACGGACTTGTTTCCACTCACCTTCCCAGTTTTTCATCCATATTTTGTCAGAATAGAGAATATCAGTAGGATAAGCGTTTCTTTCTATATCAGAAAAAGCAACTTTTATGACATTATTAGCAGATTGAATCCATCTACTAGGATTGTGCTTATACACTTCAGTTGTTGTAGTTGACCAGCTTTCATCATTTACTGTTTCAACTTCAGATATTAGTTTTCCACCTAAGAATCTAGTGCATCCATCGGCATCAATATATCTAAGCTCAGCGAATTTAAAGTTATCACACACTTCCTCGTAGATAATCTTATGACAGATTGGAAATATAGTCCTTGATCCCCAAATATCTCCACCTTGTTTAGCGTTAGGGTCATAACCACTAGTCACTTGGAACTCCACAGATGAGATTGTGGGCTCTTCTGGGTCAATACCTATAATACTTACTGATGAAGGTGTAGTTGTGCTACTGGAGCAGCATATTGAGTATTCACCAGTTGATGTGAGGACACTTTGTAGGTTATAGCCATTGATTCCTTCATAGCAAGTGTTTGTCCAGTTACCTATTGCTACTTGTCCATTAGCAGGTGTGTATAATTGGACTTTATAAAGGTCTTCATAAGAATATACATAGATGGTTTCAGCTGCGCCATGTGAGCGAGTTATAAAGCTTCTACCATTTAATACTTTTGTAGCAAAATTGAATGTTCCTACTAAACTAGTATTTTCAAATACTCTTACTCTAATTGTCCAGTATGAAAGTGAATCTCCATATAGTTCTGCTATAGTGTCATTCAAAAAGAATGACAATGAAGTAAAATCGGACTTATACACTAATGTCTTAGATTCACTATCAGGTGCAGTCACTGTTATCTCAGCTCCAACTGGATAGCTAGAATCTAATTTGATAACATTAGAATCATGCAACCAAATCACAGAATTAGGATAAGTTACCGTTGTAGATGATATTAATTGCGTTCTCATTGATATGATGAAATATTTTCTTTGACTTTTACACGATTT